CGGACAGGGCTGAGTTGGTCGTGTTGATTTGGTCAGAGGTGTATCTTCCTCCTGTCGCTCCTGCCCCGAATGTCTGGCTTGTGGAACCGTCGCTTCCTGTTCCCTGTCCTAACAGGACACGCCCCTGTGAGAACTGGACCCAGGTGCCACCCATGTTTGCAGATGGGTTCACGCTATTGTACGTGATTTTGACAGAACCAATCGGGTACCCTCGGTTGTCGGGCGTTAGATTTCCCATCGTCTGATTTGCTCCCGTTGGTGCATCTGTATGACACTTGCCTTCAACTTCTACTTCACACTGCGATTCAATTGTGAAAAAGCCAGAAGAATAGGCCCATGGCAGATGCAGCCATATCTCACAGGAGGATGCAGAAAGCGCGATGATCTTGACCTGAATCCCTGGGTGATAGGTTCCGACAACGTTGTAAGAGCCACCAAAAGCATCGGTCGTTGAGTGCGATGATTGCCATGAGTCTTTGACAAAAATTTCAACTTCTGTCTGCTGGTTTGCGCGGGCATTCCATCCGGCTCCGGTATACACATGAACAAAAGCACTGTCGGAGTCGCTGGTATTTTTAAGTGTACAAACTTTAAGCCACTGGGGTGCGTTTGCTGTAGCGATGAATTTTTTCGCCGTATATCTGACACCGCCTGACACAAAAGGAAGCCCAGTTTCAAACGTTCCGTTGTTACTGGACAACATCCCAATCGCAAGACTCTTGCCCCCAGCCCCCACATTCATCAGCGTGAATGTCGGCCCGACTTCCTTTTCAATTGAAACCGTCGTGAAGTAGTCCTGTGCCACAAACCGCACTTTTGTCGTTGCATCCACACCAAAAATAGCCCCCGTTGTCTGGGAGCCTGATTTTGAGTAGTCGGTGGACATGCGGACGATGTCGGTCCATGTGCTTCCGGAAAGGTACTGGATATAGAACGCCTTGTCGTTTTTGCTACCGACAGAAGAAATGGAGTAATTGTAAGTGCACGTCCCGGTCGTTGCTTCATCGCTTGTCCTTGCAACATTTGATACCGAAATCTGCGGCGGACTGTAGGCAACCACAGTCACATTCACTGTGTGGCTTGCCGTCCGTCCCCGGGAGTCTGTCACAGTCGTCTTAACTGCAACAGTTCCAGATCTGGACAGCGCTGCCGTAGTACAGGGGCTACCTGTGTAGGACCGGCCGTCAACCTCTGTCTTGTAAGCCGTGATGGTGCTGCCTTGTGCACCGGCTGCCGTGGTTGTCACCTTGAGTGTCGACTTGGACTGCACCAGTGCCCCGAACTTCGATGCCAGATTTGCCGTTGCCTCCACCGCTGTGTGTGCTGAGATAGTCGGCACCACAGATGCAGGGACCGTCAGCGTGATGTTGATGGTTTTGGTCCCGATGACTGTGCTGCCGTTTTTGGTCTGCACCGTAATGGTGCCAACACCGGATGTGGATGATTTGATTTGCTGTGCCAGAGTGACCGGAGGTGTCCAGCTGTAGGATGTAGTAGCGTTGCTGCTGATCGTGCCAGAAGCAGAACCAAACCTGTACGTAACGACATGAGTAAATACGGTCGATGCCCGGGGCAGGTTGATGGTGACAGCGCTGCCCATTGCAACTGTGCCCGCAGACAGCGTTGGAGTCGTCGCCCTGGGAATGGTCGGGATCGTGTCCCCCAGTCCCCCGAAGGCGGTCCATCCGATGTTGGGGCTGTGGTTCTGCCCGCCAAGCGGGACGTTGTAACGCCACCATCCACACAGATTGTTGTTCCATGTTCCATCGGCGTTATGGGACACCTCGCAATGCAGATGAGACAGATTGACTGTGTGACTGCCGCCACCGGGAACGCTGACACTGGCAGTCGTGCCATGCTTTGTGCCGTTGAAGTCACCGAAGCCAACCTCAGTCGCTGTGTAAACGAAGCTGTAGTAACCATTAAGCGAGGTACACCGCTGGGAACACAGTGCGACCATCGTCTTGTTGTTTGCGATGTCCTGACAGTAGTCCCAGAGGACATCAACCCGATAGTAGCCGTTATTCCAGACTGTCCTCCAGCGCTGGCCGGCCCATGCTCCATAAGCCATTACTTAACCTACTTTCTACTTAACCTACTTTCTTGAAGTCGATAGAGCCGTTAGCTCGGGGGACGAATGCGAACTTTCCGACTCTCAGAGAGTTGATGAAGTTGCCATCCGTGACATACAGCTGCTTGTTGCTGAAGTATGCCACCTCAGTCCCTGCCTGCTGGAAGCTGATGCGGTCATTCATCACTTTCAGCTGGATGGGACTGGCGGAGTTGCCGATTTCCACGTTGCCATCAACAAATCTGATGTACTTTCTCAGTTCCTGGAACTGAGCATCAGTAGCTGCGCCATCCGCTGACAGCTGGGCAGACAGCCGATTGAACAGGATCTGAACAGATTCTTTGTCCTGCTGCAACGTCGTGGATACAGATGACAGCATCCGGTCCACATCCCCCTTGAGGTACACCTCTTCATGCACTGTCTGGGTTATGGACTCAACAGATTGCTGGATCTGACTGCTGAGCTGACTTTCCATTTCTAGACGTTCTGATTGTGCTGTCCCAAGACCTTCTGTGATGACTGGTTCCAGGTCTTTATCCACCGTCACGCACCGCCGGGCAAGGATACTGGAGCTTCCAGATTCCAGCCTGCACTCAATGGCTTCCCGGCCTGTCAGGGTCCGCACAAGCTGTTTGCCAGTGCCTAATGCCGTTGACTCCTTGTACCACTTGAGCGTACCGAGAGCAGTCACCTGTGTATCTGTAAGCTGCTGTGGACCCCGGAAGACAGTGGCTGTCAGCGTACAAGTATCAGCAGACCAAGACTGTGCGATCTCAATGCTGATGGTATCCTGACCAGCATTTCCCTTGTCGCCTTTGTCTCCTTTTCCGCCTGTCAGTCCGTGACGGGCCACGGAGTAGCTTGTAACTGATTTACCATCTGAGTAAGTGACCACTGTCCGGGTCCACAGGTATTCACCGGCAGAGGTTGTCGGAATGGAGCTACTCCACGTACCCGTAGGCGGTGTGGTGCCGCTGGTGCTTTTCTGGTAGGTCACTGACTGACTTGACACAGTCACGGATGTTCCATTGGTCCCATTCGTACCGTTGCTCCCCTGTCTGGCGACTGAGTAGGCTGTAGTGCTTTTTCCGTCTGAGTAATTCACAACGGTCTTGGTCCACAGGTACTGTCCAGCCGAGACGCTAGGGATAGTAGCGGACCACGTCCCTGTGGGTACTGTGGTGCCGGAGGAAGAGGCCTGATAGATGATCTGCTGGCTGGAGACTGTCACGGATGTGCCATCTTTTCCAGCTCCCCCAGTGCTGCCGGTCTGTCTGACAGGCGCTGTCTCAACACTGGAGCCTCCGACGTAAGTGATCTTGTCTTTGGTCCAGACGTACTTGCCAGCCGCCTCTGCCGGCTTCGTGGTGGACCACGTTCCGCCCGTGCAGGAAGTCTCAGACGTTGAGAGGTAGTAGTATCGCTCCACCTTCTGCTGCGTCAGTCCGTCCACCTTCGTGCTGACTTTGGACACATCACTGGCAATTTTGTCAGCCTCAACTTTGATTTGTGCATCAGCATAATCTTTGGCGCCCTGCACTGCAGTGCTGACTTCCGTCTTCGTGGCCCTTAGAGCGATAGCCTGCGCATTCTGCGTGATGGATGTCTCTGCGGATGTGACCCGGCTGGTCAGATTCGTAATATCCCCCTGGATATCGCTGATGTCGTTCTTGACCTTGCCGATCTCCGTGTTGGCCGCATCAACGTCAGCCTGGGCTTTGTCCACCGCTGTCTGCGCTTTGGCAACTGCATCCTGCGCAGCTTTGAGCTGCGTCGATGTGGTAGCTGCGTCTGCTTCCAGGTCAGCCACAGCATCCTGTGCAGCTTTCAAATCCGCCTCTGCCTTGGCCAGCTTCTGTGCTGCTTCGGACTGACTGGACTGCAGAGAGGACAGGGTGCCTTGTGCTGCTGTCAGGTCACTGTTCAGACTGGCAAGAGTATCGTCAATGTCCTGCTGATTCTGCTGGTACTCTGTCTGCGAAACCTTGCTGGCAATCTCTGTGGCGTTGGCAGTGATCTGTGCCTGCAGGTCACCTTCCAGAGTGGTCACTTCGTTTTTGGTTGCGTAGGTATCACCAATGTCCAGCAGCATCTGCTGTGTCTTATCAGCGATTTCCTTTTTTGCATCAGCAGCCGCATCCTTGGCTTCCTGCACACCGGTCTTGATGGGGGCTATCTCAGCCGCCACAGAGTCCGCTGTGGCCTTTGCCGCATTGGCCTGACTTACTGCATCCTGAGCTGCCTGAGATGCGTCAGCAGCGCTCTGTGCGGCTGTGTCAGCAGCTGTGATGGCCTTGCCTGCATTGAGCCACGCCTTATCAAGCTCCGGAGCGGAATAGGCAATAGCGTCTGGTGTTTCGTATACCGCTTTGATGCGGACCCAGAGGAATTTTCCCTGTTCGTAGTCTGGATAGCCTGCGTCCCAGGAGCCGCCTGTCCGTTCCGTGTCGGAGGTGGACAGGTAGTATTCATTGGTCAGGCTCACCAGTTTCTGGGTCATACCGTCAGCGCCGTCTTCCCCTGCGATCTTCACCCAGGTGTAATCTGCTGGATCCGGAGAATCAACAGGGTTGGGGTCATGATACTGGCCAATCCACTTGCCCGGGTTCTTCCCGTTATTGCCTGTGAAGGTCCTGCCTCCATCATCCGAATACCGGATGTGAAGGTAATTGGAAATGCCGTCAGCTCCATCAACCACATTGACGGTTGTCAGCTCATACTGTCCGTGCAGCTGTCCGTCCTTCCAGGCTTCGAACCTGTAGGCCGCTGTCTGGCCAAAGTCTGTGCTGGAGACCGTCAGTGACTTGCCTGTGCCTACTCTGGTTCCATTCTTGAACCAGCGGATCTCAAACTTATCCGTCACATCCGCCGCCCCATCTCTGACAATGGCTGTCAGTGTGGTCTCTCCCTGTCCGTTCTTGAAGCTGGTGCCGGAGCTGGATGCGATGCCGCACTGGTACTGCTTGTACTTCTCGATCAGTGCATTCATTTGGCTGATGATGGAGCTGGACAGCTGACTGGAAACCTCCGTGAAGTTGTCGAATGTGGTCTTGTTCTTCGTGGGATCCGTGAAGCTGACTTCCTGCTCCACGACCCGGCACTGAACATACAGCTTCGGAATGAACTGATCGTCTTCGATGGTCACCCGGTCACCGATGGCAACGTCAATGTAGCCGTCAATGTCATAAGTCAGCTTCGGTACTGACCGCTTTCTCAGCTCTGCCAGGGCACGACCGTAAAGCATCTCCTTGCTGTCAACATCGCAGGACCACATTCCCACGATATAGTTGTCGTCCTTGTCCGCCACCTGTGAAGGGAAACGGTCCCTGGCTGACGGGCTTCGGATGTCAGAGTTGCTCAGGTAGTATCCGTCTGATTCCTTTGCCCTGGTGTACCCGGACAGCATCATCCCGTCCTTGCCTGTGGGCCTGATGGCAGTG